CCTCCTTATGAATGTAACAGCCAGCAAATACGGTAGTAAAAAATAATGACTCTAGGAAATCGTCGGGTTCGATGGGGGCCGACCACCCATTTATAGATCTAATTGGATACCCAAAACAATTATCGATAAGCTCTGTACAATATAATCTATCTGGTGTTGTGTTATCAAAATTAAAGTCATACTCAACACCTTGTTCGTAAAAAGCCTTGGCCTTAACAACTGCTTCAGCAGCTGACTCTTTATCTGCCCTTAAGACTGCCATGTCATCACATCTAGTAAAAGTAAGAATATCTTCTTTTTCTATACCTTTACCTAACATATGGATTACATGGTTGTTGCCTACATAAATTGCTGCGTGAGAGTAATAACCAGGTATGAAGAAAGTACCTAAATAGTGTGCATATCTTCTGAGTAACACGTCACCAAACTGCAACACATCAAGAATTTGTCTTATATCTTGGCCTTTAAATTGATAATGTGAATCCCCAAATAAAATTAAACCCCCTTTATAAATTCTAATATCAGATATAAAATTTATAATGCTGGACTTAATCTTATATAACAACGTTGTTCACCCCTTATATTATTGTAAAATCCATGAAAAATTATTTGATATAAGCCACGTCTTAATGGTTCTAGTAGGTATAAAATATGCCCTATCAGAAATTAATGCTGGGATAGGAAACATCGTATTACCTAAATAAACTAGCCCAACAGAACAAACTATACCAACTACTTTACCAGCATTATTAAAAATACCAGAACCAGAATGTCCTAAATTGGTTGATGCGCTGTGGCGATCCATTGTGTCTCCTGCCACATCTATATCTATACCGGTAATCTTACCTTTATGCCAAACAGGTAACCAAGCATCATACGAAGCCATAGAATAAACAACCTCGCCCAAACTCCCATCAGATAACAAAGATGGTCTGCCAATTATACCATCAACAACGATCAAGGCTAAGTCGATATCGGGGCCACTTAGTAAAGTGCTAAAAGAGTACTTTGCTACCTCACCTACCCCATCCATATATCTCTGTCTAATAACAACAGTATCGGCATTGCTACCCAAAACATGTTTTGCAGTTAAAATATAGGTCTTATTAGTTTTATGGGAATGAAAAATAATAACCCCAGACCCATGCCAACGTTCACTATGATATATAGATACGGCAGACTCAGATGCTTTAACTAATTTATTTTCATAGCTATGCCAATACAAAATGCTACCTAAAATCAACAGTAATATTAATAAACATTTACCAAATTTTGGTAAGTTCATGTAATACCTCCATTAGTAGTTTTGTACTACGCAGCACCTACACTTTGTAACTGTCTAATTCTTTTTCTTATCTCTTTACACAAACTATCTTTGCCAGCCAACTGATTGGCCTGAATTATAGATTGCTTAAGAAGTTTTATGTTTGTAACCTGTGGTAAAAGATCTCTAGCTTTTCTAACTGATAAACCAATAATATCATCTATAGTTAAGTCATCTTTATTATGTGGGACCTCCTTCTCAACCTCTAACTGCTTCTTATCATCTATTTCCTCATCCAATACAACTCGCCACTTATTACTATCTCGTAACTTAACTTCTTCCAACCAAGATACAAAAGGCTTACCTTCCTCTATATTGTGCTTAACTCCATATTGGTTGTATAACTCGGATAAAGGGATCTTAGCGCCAGGAGAAACCGCTCTCTTCATAGCATGCATCCAAGTATTTGAAATATTAACAACATAACCTTTCATAATTACTCCTCCTTGTCTATTTATATCTTTTTAAATCCTTGTCCTTACACATTATGCACTCTGTCCTGTATATTGTGGAACAAATTGGATAATCTATGTAACACAACAAATAATAAGAATCTCCACATAATATTTAGGTCCTGAAAAAATATCAACACTGAACCAAAAGAAACCCAAACAGAAAAACAATAACCACAGTCCAATAATTCATGAAGCCAAGAAAAAAACTTACTTTTTTGTCCTATATGAAAAATAAATTTTCTAATAGGTAAAAATATTTCAGACTTGGTAACAATCTCGGTGATTGCCTCTATAAAAATTATTAAAAGAAAAAACTTGATCCACATAGCTATTAGTTGTGTGCTCCACCGTAGTAGATGGAGCACTCACAAATTTAACATACCCCTATAGACTTCTGTCAATAACACCCATACCCAACATTCTGCTGTCTAAACAAGCAAACCCTAGCTCGGCCCATCCAAAGAATCCTTGCTTTTGGACGCGCAACAGAGTTGGGTCATCAAAAGCTTCATATTCCTTTCTGATTGGCATAACTAGAGAGTCATTTACACTCAAGTCAAAACCATAAATTTGAGTTTCTCCTAAGGTGGCTACGGTTCCATCAGCATTAGTAATATTAGGATTATCCAGGGTGTAGGAATTAAAGGTATTACCGGAATCAGCTATAAACTTACCATAAGCCGACCCGTAACCATTAATGTTATACAAGCCAGGAGCACCTAGGTGCTGTACCTCGTGCATAGTTACTTTCCAGATCTGTCCCATACCAGCGGCTTGAAAAACTTCTCTACGGGTAAGTGGATCTATATCAGTATCCGTCCATTCACGAATATCAGCAGCATCTTCTGGAGAAATATATAGGTCGGTTAAAGTTCTGCCATTTCGTTTAAACCCCACCATCATGTCATTAATAAGCTCCTTAGACAAATACCCAGCACCAGTAGATGCAGCTGCAACCTCATAAATAGGGGCTGGTCTAGAACCCAACAACCCTTTACCACTAAAACTAGAGGTAGCTGCAGGTACAATCACTCTCCAACCACATTCCTCTTCATAATTAGCTATTTCTTTAGCAGCTTTAGCTGCGGCTCTCTGAGGAATGTCTATACGTGAATCCCTTGCATAACTAATCTTCCAATCTGCAGAAGCATCAATAGTAAAAGTTGGAACAAACACTTCCTCACCAATGCCTTCTATAAAATTTTGAGCTACATAACTAAGTCCAGGTAATACCCACACTGGAATCTCGAAATCCTCAGCAACTGGATAAGAAGCCTGGGCTCCAGGATCCAATTTCTCAACAGTAAACAACTGCCTCATAATAGACTCGAGCTCTATTTTCTGCAAAATTGGAGTTGTTAAAGCAGCAGCAAACGCACGATAAGCAAGCATACCCTCAGGTGTCTGTACATCTGCTGTAGCCTTAAATAATTCTTTCATTTCTTTTGTATCCATAACAACAACTCCTCCTATATAAGTATTGGAAGCACAACTTGTGCCTTAATCCATAATTAATTAATCAAAACCTAAACAAAAAGTTTAATCCTGATAGGATATAACGTGGTATTAGCAATATTAGCTGTAGCCTTAGCAACGCTGGCTCCCTTAATAACGCGGGCAACCACAATCTGAGAACATCGTTCTCCATCATAGTCAGATCCATCAGAATCAGTTGTACTATTAGTAACCTTACCCTCATCGGCAGCTGGGAAAAGAGCCTGCCCAGGTTTAATAGCAGCAGATGGAACAGTAGGATCACTAGATGAACCTCCTGTTCCAGCAGCAGTATAGTGCACCGAATCCCATATACCATAATGGGCTACACCAACCGGAACAGCTTTAGTTCCAGTAATAACACCACTAGCATTATATTCTGGCTGAGCAATTACGTCACTAGACCCCAAATCACCTGGCATTACAAAACCAGTAGGGTGTACCTGGTGGTAACCAGCTTTAACCTTTTGCATAATAAACCCAGCTGGGTCTTCGCTAACACCGTGGGCCATTTTATATACCATTGGCTCCTCATTATCAGCATCAGGATCTAAATACACCACAGTCCCAGCATAAGCTACAACATTGCCGACACCAGTAGTTACACTAGTAGCCCCATAACTACAAAACTGATTCTCCACAACAGGGTGTCTTGGAATAAACATATTATTTTTCCTCCTATCTTATATTATTCTTTTTTAAACATTTTAGCCATGGCTTCACCTAGCTTAGTGTATTTCTCTGCTAGGTCGTCACCAACGCTAGAAAGCTCAACATTAAGCGCTGCCATAGCTGCCTGTGAATCAGATACCTGGGCTGCCGGAACTTCTGGATCATCGTCATCAGATGCATCAACATTACCCTTATCCTTGTTATCGGCCGGATCTTCATCACGTGTATCAGCGGGCTTCTCTAGCTCCTCCACAATAGCCTTCCTAATATTTAACAACTCATCTCTATAGGAAGCAAACTCATTGTCAGACATATCAAAGATACGCTGTTTCTGCGCTTCTGCATCAGAACCTAATACTCCGCCTTCCTCTAAAATAACCAACCTTTCATTGGCAACCTTATCCTTTTTCATTGTAGTAATAGTTTCGTTGGCTTTCTCAAGCTCGTTAGATACAGACTCAGCCTCTTTCTTAGCCGCCTCAAGCTTAGACTCCAGGTCCTGAATCGTATCCGCATACTCAGATACTTTACTGGCCAAATCTTCAGCCTCAGAGGTCTTATCCTCTAAAGCAGTAGTAAGATCCGAAATAGCGTTGGCCGATTTCTGAAGCTCGGCCTCAATA